TCTTGACTTCGGCAAAGTAATAGGGAAAGTGCTTTCAGCAACGGTTGTAGACGACCACATAGAGTATAAAGCTCGCGTAGATGATAAGCCAACAATCAAACAAATTGTAGAAACTCCAACTGCGATAAAGAGACTCTACCGAAGAAGAAAGTTTATTAAGGGTGCGAAGAAGGGGTGAGCCTATGAGCGAAGCAGAGAAACGACTGGCCGAGATAGATGCGGAGTATGCTATTCATCCGTCCCAAGCCCTTCTCAATGAGAGGCTTGTTGTGCTTGTGGATATGATGAAAGAACGACAGGGTGGACGCGAGGAGCGCATGGTGACAAGAGGATGGTAGTGAGAGCATACGTTTACGACATAGCCGTAGTGGACAGCGCAATGGACTTGGCGCATAACTTCACTTACAAGATAAGAGAACTCTATGTGCCTAGCGTGGGCATTGTTGCGAACTTGGGTGGCAATGCAGGACAGATTATGGTGTTCAGAGACCACGACAAAATTAGGAAGAAGGATGGCAAGAACATTAGGAAGATAACAATCTCAGAGAGCTTTGTCGAGATGCTAGTGGGAAGTCTTAGAGACGGAGAACTAGAGAAAGAACTAAAGAGGGTTCTAGAATGAGATGCAACGCACCCTTTGCTGACAGACTCCGAGACCATGTGGAAAGGAAGATTAAGGTCTACGAAAGGAACCTATCGCAGCCCAACGTAGGGGCCAAGAAGCGCAAGGAGATAGAGAAGGAGTTGCTAAAACTCAAAGGACTTATGGTCGAAGAGTTCTTGAAGGAGCCTCAACTCAAGTTGGAAGAGGCCGAACCCGAACTGAAACCGATAGCAGACGACGCGACTAGGATACATAAGTTAGCTACGAGACCAGAGGGCGAGATGCTATTATGAGAGAAACACCACGATGGGGCAGACTACTCTTCGGGCTTGGAATGATAGCCTTAGCAGGTGCAGTCATTAGCTCAGAACCTCTGCGTTATTTCTGGTTTGTTGCAAGCGGAGTATTCATCGGTCTAAGCACATGGGTTGATTGGTAACGATAGTTGTCCATATAGATGGATTGTGTGAACCAAATCCATCAGGAGTTGGAACGTATGCTTGTATAATTAGAGATGGAAAAAAACTAATCTATATAGGCGCAGGTGTCATCGGCGAGGGTAGAGGAATGTCAAGCAACGTCTCAGAGTATGTCGGTCTCATCGCGGCTCTGACTGCCTTAAAGGGCAAGAAGCTGACAGACAAGGAGATTGTGGTCTACACTGACTCTGAGGTGCTGGCTCGTCAGATGGGCGGCGAGTGGCGAGCCGTGTCTGGATTCTACATGTCTTACTATCTTAGTGCTAAGAGACTGAGATACCAGTTTACCAACTTGAAGTTCCAATGGATTCCGCGTGAAGAGAACGAGGAGGCCGATGCTGAGACCAAACGGGTCTACGAGCAGTGGTGCAAAGCCAACAATAGAAAGGTTAAATATAAGGCGACAAAGGGGTAGAAACATGGGCGACGTGTATCTCATACGAAGAGGCTGGAGAGACCCGAAGGTTCCAGTGGAGAGTATGGTTGTCGGAAGCGAGTATCTCGACCCCGAAGAAGTTCTCAGGTTTGTCAACGGTAATCTCGGTATCTTCTTTTATGAACGCGACCTCTGGTATCCGAAGAGATTGAAGAAGAAACTCCTCAAGATAGTAGAGGCTATAGACAAGTTGGACATCCCACCGATGATGAAACCATGAAAGTCACTTACTACATCCAAGCCGTTCTTAGTGCGCTCTACTTAGTCGATGTTGCGGTCATTGGATGGATTGGTCAGCCCGTCTTAGGAATTGATTTTGTAGGGCTAACCATTATATTCATAGTAACCAGCCTAGAGATGCAACTTGTGGCCTATCTAGCCAAACACTTCTGGAAGCGGTGGAAGGCGAGACCACAATGAGTCACATAGCCAACCAGAATGAGCTTGCCGAAGCGCATAAGGCGCAGAGGAGAAAGTGGGGCATACCAGATGATGTCCCTGAGAGCGACTACATGCCAGATAAATTCGGTGTTTGCTACTTCTGTAAAACGCCTTTATCAGAATGGAACTTTTGCTACGGCTGCGATAGTTTCGTCTGTGCGAAGTGCGATGAAGTTGAAATGGCTGGCGAGAAGCATAAGGTAGAAGACCACAGAAGAAAGCTTTAATTAGCCGTCGCTCTAATACATCCTTATGTTTGAGGGTGTAGTCGAGTTGAAACTGACGCTGGAAGGTTTTGATATAGGGTATCAGTGGCACGATGTCAGAGTTGACATAATCCCTGTGCCAAGTAAGTTGGACGTTGTGACTGACAAACTCCGCATAACAGAGACGAAGATAGAAGTCCTAAGTCACAGTCCTCATGTGTGAACTTAAGACTGCAATCTTATCTAGTGGAGGGCAATCGCATGTAAAGCTCGGCTCGTCACATCTGGTGCATATCTCAGCAAACTCTGCGTTAAGTCGGTAGGTTGAGGCACCGCACACGCAATCAGGTTGTGGCCGACTATGACCTCTCTCGACTACAGCAGCAGGTCTAACCTTTGTAGGTTCCACTCGCCCACGCACCTTCTTAGGTTGTGCCATAGCTAGACCTTCGTTCTATTAACTTATAAAGATTTACGTTCTCATCTAGCGTGAGTGCTAACGTGGTCGAGAAAATCCCTTTGATACTTAAAGGGCTGGCCGCACTGGTCGCACTTGAACGCACCCTCTTCAGACTTCCCTTCGCCACAACTATTACCGACACTTCCATCCCAAGAGGGCTTCGCGTGGCCCTTCATGTGAGTGAAATATTCGTCAACGTCGTCAAATGTTGCACCACAAACAGGGCAGTCCATACCACCACCTTCCTCAGACTTCTCTTCTGGTTCTTCAGTGGGTTCCTCTTCAGGTGGTTCCTCAGTAGGCTCTTCTGGAGGCTTCTCTGGCTCTGGTTCCTTCTCTGTCTCTGGTGTCTCTGGCTCCTTTCCCTTCTCCTTATCCTCTGGCTCTTTGTCCTTATCCTTGCTCTTACCCTTGGGCTTCTTGGGTGGAGTAGGCTTCTTCGTAGGCTTAGTGGTAGGCTTCTCTGGAACCTTTCCTGCCCACACCTGCTCTCCGTCCTTAAAGAGAATGGCCTCATACTCCTGAAGTGAACGGAAGGTCTCTTCAGGTTGGGCGAACCAAGTAATCAGCACGTCCAAGTCCTGTGGCAGAATGTGCTGGAATGTGAAGATGTAAGGAGAGTTGGCCAAGATGTCCTTATCAACGGCAGCCGTGCGTCGAGCCGCGAAGATGCCGCCAACGCCGTAGTTTCTTCCAAGGTTGACAAGCTCGTTGAGCATCGTGCCTTTCTTGGCTTGGTATCTATCTACCTCATCTACCACAACCATGCAGTCGCCTGCCTCAAGAGCAGCATAGATTATCTCGTCCACGTCTTCAGTGTTGGTTGGATTGACCAGATGATATTCAACGTTGGCTTGACCCTCATACTCAGAGTAGTTGCCAAGTGAATCAAGAAGGATGAACTTGTAGTCTGGAAGGATGTCCGAGATTAAGACCTTGATGAGATTGGTCTTGCCCGAACCAGTCTTTCCTAGAACCGTTATCTTGTCAGAGACATCAACCTCTAACTTAGGCATCGCCTTGGACTTGGCCTCGACACTTGAAGGGTCGGTGCCTGCAATCTTCTGAGCTTCAGGCGATAGCTCTTTTGGCTCCTTGTCCTTCTCCCTTTCTCGTGGGTCTCCGACAGGGGCTTCCTCGTAGTTTCCCCCTTCGCTTTCATCGACCTCATTTTCAGGCAAACACAGGTCGCAATCTCCACATTCACAATTTTCTGGGCAACAATCAAGAGGGCAGACATCTAACGCTCTACTCTTTTCCTCTATGATTTCGTCTATATCGGTGCCTTCCTCGCCTAGTCTCTTGTCCAACTCCAACTCAACTCTAGCCAAATCTTCCTCTTCCTTCATAGGTCGTTGAGGTTGCAGTTGATGCTGCGGCACAATACTCTCAGTTGCAGTAGGCATATACTGCTGTTGAGTGAAAGGCGTAACGTCCTGTTGCATGGTCGGGTTCAACTGCTGTGAAGGGTCTGGCTGCCCTTGCTCTCCTTTCTTTTCAAGTTCGGCCACTTCTTTAGGATGAGCACTTCTAGCGTGTTTAGAATAATCTGTTCCTTCTTCAAAGGTTTGACCGCACCACTCACATTCCCAAATTGCAATACTGTAGCCTACTTCTCTATCTTGTTCACCATACCACTTCTCTCTCCACTCTGGATGATGTGTAAGAATGTGTTTATCCATCTCTTCACTGGGTAACTCGGCCAAGTCTCGTCCACAATCTGGACACAGCGTCGAGTCCTCTTCAAACCTGATAGGGTCAGAAATCTTCGACCCCTCTCGATGGTTGGGCCACTGCAACGTAGGCGTATCTGAGGCAGACATCAGCTTGAATAACACAGTTCTGGCTTATAAGCTTTAAGTAGAGGCCGCCAGACGAATCCTTAAATAGCACTGTGCGTCTTTATAAGTTGTATGTCTGACGATAAACCAGAGCAGAAGAGGGAGAATGTTATAACAGGTGCTTTGCGAAGAGCAGGCTTCCTGCCTACTGGAACCAGTAAGGCTATCGACGACCCGACGATGGCTAGACTAGCAGCCTCGTATAAACCGCCAGCCGAACAGCAGATGGCACAGATTGAGAGAGGAGAGGCGTGGTGGAGAGACTTCGCGTGGGAAGAGTATGCTACTAAGGAGTTGCCAGGTCTTGGACTCGGCTTCACGGTCTATCCTTACGTCGCCGTTTGGGAGAAGATATGGGGAGCCGTCCCGACAGAAGACTACCAGAAGTATAAGCAGTATTACACTCAAGAGCCTTTCATCCGAGCCACGATAGACTTCCATACGCAGATGACCATCTCTCAGGGCTATGAGCTTGAGTATCCGCTCAAGACCGTCGTAGACGACGTTAAAGCCTTTCTCGACAGACATGACTTTCTTGACTTGATGAAGATAATGATAAAGGACATGCTGGTGTTCGGCAACTCCTACACGGAAGTTGTTCGCACTTGGGTATGTCATCAGATGGGTCACAACCTAGAGGAGCTAAGGATTTCCTACGAGGTCGCACCGAAGGAAGGAAAGATTGGGTTCTGGTGGACGGACAGGATGGACGTTGCCGACAAGCACAACAAGCTCTACCCGACCCACAAGCTGGAGAATCCCTACGGAGAGATTACCAGACTCAAGCCTCTCGACCCGATGTATATGCGGGTTAGAAGGGATGCTTACGGAACCATTCTCGGCTTTGTCCAGTATTATGTCTTCCCGCTAGTCACCTTCCTTGCAGACGAGATAATACACCTGCGTTACATGCCGACCTCGTGGACTTACGAATCGGTCTACGGAGTCTCAATGCTGCGCCCTATCCTGTTCCATCAGGAGTTAATGAAGAACTACGAGCAGACTATGGGACAGATAATGAACGTCTTCCTCAGACCGATGTTCATTGTAAGAGTTGGTGGGGCTGCTGGAACGCCAGGATTTGAAGTGTCCGATGCCCAGTATAGAGCAGTAAAGAGGCTCTGGCAGAACCGTGTGACTGGACAGGACATCGTTGTAAAGTCCAGTGCGCCTATCGAAATCGACCCAATCAACCCGCCCATTGATAGAATGCAGTCAACAGCCTTCTGGCTTCAGTGGCTGCACAACATGCGAACCTACGCCTTATCGGTTCCTAAGTTCTTCACCGACCCTGCTGGCCTTAACAGAGCAACAGCACAGACGGTAGAGAGAGGCTACTTTACCTTTATCAATTCTAACAGACAGTCTCTCAACGCCCAAGTGGAACAGCAACTTATGGTGATGGTAATGCGGTCACTCTATGGCAAAGTGGCAGACGAGCTAATCAGCGAGTATAGCGTGCCAAAGTTCATCTGGAAGCCAGTCAAAGAAGACTCACTGGAAGACAAGGCCAAGACCTATCTGCCCCTGTATGCCAGTCGCATCCTTACCAAGAACGAAGTAAGGAAGGCGTTAGGGTTTGAGATGTTGGACGAGCAAGAGCTAGAGAAGGAAATCGGAGAGACGCTCCCGCCGATAGAGGGCGCACCAACGGGTATGGGAGCAACACCAAGACCAGCAGAAGGGATAGCCGAGAGGCTGCCAAGTCCAGCAGAGTATCCAGCAGAAGGATACAAACCTTATGGCACTCAGACTGGAGAGACTGGCGAAGGGTTGATAGAAAGGCAGGAGCAGACTCAACGCTTCTCTGACCTTGAGGAAGAGCTAGAAGATTTGAAGAGGGAACTCGCCTCAGTCAAAGCAGGTGCAGAAGGTTTGATGACTGGGATGCCCACCGTAGAAGAGATAGACAAAGATTTCAAAGAGATGAAGAAGCGCACCAGAAAGAAGAAGGGGCAATAGAATGAAAAAGACCACAACCTATTATGCTTGCTTCCGTCATCTTTGTGCTTTATCGCTCGAAGAGGCTCGGTTCCTCGTAACACATGGGTCGGATTGCGTCATGTGCAACTGCCCTTTAGGTAGTCATAAGGAAGTGTAGAGCAAGCCTTTAAATATCGGTGCATCCTTACTAAACATAGATAAAGGAATGTCAGGATACAAAATTGATTGGAGTGCCCTTTTGGAGACGGCGGATGACATCATAACAAAGTGCGAAGAGTTCTACGGTAGAGATGAACCTATGACGGGAATTGAAGAGTTGCGTGGCGTTGAGCACGCCTATTATGAGTCTTTAGCAGAAGACACCGATAAGATTCTCAGAGAGTGCGAGGAAGAGTGCTTTCCTATCAACACTAAGGTCACGCCTACAAAGCCTATTGAGTTAGGCCAGAAGCAAGAGGAAGAGTTGTGTCATTGCGACAGATATAGAGAACCACACGACCCTAGAAGCTCTCCAAATTGCGAGAAATTTTCCAAGAGTGAAGAGGCAAAGACCACTGGCAAGAGTCCAGTCCAAGGAGCGACACAAGCACCGCCCGACTATCCTTACGAAAAGATGACACCCAGAGCACAAGACCTCTACAACAAGTTCAAAGACGCACCAAAGGAAGAGGAAGCACCAATCGACGCAGCCTCGGTCAAAGAGGCTTTGCAGCAAGCTATCACTGACGCGACCAGTTTGCTTCAAGGGCTTGAAGAGTTCGTAGGGAAGATTGAATCCCTAAACCTCAAAGACATTGACAACGCTCTCAACGAAGCCGAGACCGTCATGACCATGATTAGGTATGCTAAAGACGGCTTTGGAGTAGACCCCGAAACCGACCAACCTTATTCACCAGAAGAGAGTATGGGTGTTGACCCTGACCCTGATGCAATTAAGAGTGGTGGCGACCAATGAGCGACCCCGAAAAGATAAACGAAGTCATTCGCAAAATCGCGTGTGACACAACGGAGATAAAGACGGGTATGAGCTTTATGAAGGAATCTGTAGACAAACTACAGTCTGGCTTTGAGAGCATGGGCACACGTCTCACAATCATAGAGCAGAAAGCGACTGATGCCAAGGAGACTGCCAGCCGCGTCAGGAACTGGACGCTCATAGGACTTAGCGTAATCGGAACAGCCGTCACGCTTCTAGCCGTATTACGAGTGTTTTAGCCTAACTAAACCAGACCACTAACCTTACTTTGTTTTTACCGTAAACCTTAACCAAGTCGTTTATGATATGGAATATGAGAGCATATCCTTCTTTGACCTTCTCTATCTTAAAGATATTCCGAATCTCTTCGGGTGTTATCCACGTCTCTGCGAAGGCAGCCGCTTGGTTGAAAGACTCTTCCACTTCTAGTGACTTGTCTCTTGGCAGACCTCTTCGTGCAGCTACAGGCACCAACGCTTCAAGATTGTCTACGTCGAATAGGATACTGGTTACTTCTGGTGCTACTAGCGTTAGCTTGTCGATTTTGATGACACCGTTCCACCACATGTCATTTGATTGAACTTCTATCCAGCCTTGGACATATTTCGGCATAACAGCCTATAGCTAGTATACAAGTATAAAAGGATTATTGTTAGCGGCAAACGCAAGTTTCTCGTGGAGACCAAGGGTTCAAGTCATCTCCACGACTACAGCGTGCAACGCACCAACTGGACACCCCTCAAACATTGGATAAGGTGATTAGCCTATTGTTGGACGCACCTTGCGCTTGTCATCCAACCCTATCGTTAGCAACCTATATAAAGTTTTTGGTAGAGGGCTTACGCTGGTAATCAGACTTCATAAAAGTAACTTGAAGCCCCGAAAGTCTTTACTTTCGCAGCTTTTGTAGGAACGGGACTACGAATCCTAGAGTTGCACCCAGTGCTGGTAGTGCCCAAAGTGAGGCAGAAGTGACGAGAGGGATGATGTCTGCAAAGCCCAGTATGCCTGCGACTATGCTACCTATGACACCGCCGACTGCGGTTGTCAGTAGGACTTCTCCCGTGAACTTTGCTTGTTCTACAATGTAGTCCTTTACCTTAGTCCATGTGGACATGAGTAGTATATATACCCCATGACTATTAAAGCTTTAGATTAGCCTGTAAGTTTTCTATCTTTACAGTGCAGATGGAAGGGAATTTGCAGCTTAAGTGGAGTCTTCTTGGTCGAGACTTATCTCTCTACTTCATCCACAGTATAAGTCTTAAGAGGAAAGACCGAAATATCCACATAGCCTATTAGTTTTCCATCAGCCTTTCCGCCCTCTCTTCGTTCTCTCATGGTTTTTGGATTAAACTTTACCATACCCTTACCCTTACTTTCGGAGTTTATAAAGATTTCTTTGTCATCCTTTGCAACTTCTTATCCCTACTAATCCATTGACAGTTGAAACAAAGCACTCGGTATCCATCAGGGAAATTATGCTTCTTAAGCCAACGATAGAAAGGTGCTCCTGCTCTTAGTCGAGTTCCAAACAACTTTCGTCTTTCTTCTGCTCCATTGTCATTTGGATGGTCAATGGTAAGAGCCGCAAGAGTAGTATATGGTTCCTTATGCTCACCAAAGGGATTGGCACATTGCGGCTCTGTAGCGGCGGAGTCAAAGATTTGAGTGTAATGGAGCATAACTTCGGTCTTTAACTTGAGCAAATGCTTTCTTCCATATTTAGCCAATGCGCCTATATGATTCTGATAGAATCGGTCAGCATACTCTTTAAACTCTTTCTTGTGAGTAGAGCGATACTTCTTCTTGTATGCTTTCTCTTTCACAGGGTCAGCGTAAGGCATAGGGTGTATTCTTAGTGCTTGCCCTATATAAGCCTTCTTTCGTTACACTGCCAACTAAATGGAACCTGTAGTCGTAGTGGCCGTTTTTTGGTCGAGTATTCCTCTGGGATGTCGGGTCGCCCCTTGATGCCCAACCCCTTTACCAAGTCTTCAATAGGCCACGTCTCTTCCGAGACTTGAAGTTCTACACTATCCACCTTGTTGGACATCAGATTGAGCACCGTCCTGTCCGACTCTTCTCCCCGATACCATAAGAAGCCCAATCCTTCCGCGAGCATGTCCATATCCTCTTGCTCAAAGTTCTCTGAAATCTCGTCGCCGTAGTCGCCCTCTGCTGTGAAGTCCGTCTTAAAGAAGACGTTGATAGACTTGTCGGCACCCACCACCAACATGACCTTTTCGTTCTCGTCGTTCATGTAGCCACCCACATCTCCTGTGCTGGCTGTCGGAGTAACAGGGTGCATGTGAACCGTTCCGATTAGCTCTTCGCCTTCGTGCAGTTGTTCGTTGGGTTCGAGAACAATCTCTCTGTCCTTGCCGAACTGCTCACCCACGACACCTAGCTCTCCGTGCTTGGCCTTTATCAAGAAGCCACCCGCTTCGTTGTCGTTGGAGACGGAGTATTCAATCATCATCATCAAATCGTTGTAAAGCCTCTCTGGAATCTCAATTTTATCAGGAACCTCTAGCCCGTCGGCTGTGATTGGCTTGCCCTCAAACGGCTCCTTGTTATTTTTGTTATCATTGTTATTTTCATCTGGCTCGACTGGCTCTGGAAGGTCGGGGTCTGGCTCTAGCTCTCTGTCAGGATTGCTAGGGTCTGGCTCCTCGTCCAGAATATTATCCAAGTCGTAACCACATTCGGCACAGTCTGCGCAATCGCAAGGCATCTCGCAACACTCTTCATCACCCGTATTGCAGTCGCGGTCTGCATCTGTGATAGGACTTTCCTCTCCCTTCGACTGTCCGTAATATCTCCTGCCTTCATGTGTGTGGAACTCTTCCACAGGGTCGATGAATTCGTCGCAAAACTCACATCTGTAGTAACTTGTCCCTTGCTCTTCTCCCTTTGAATGGCCATAATATCTCCTAGTCTCATGAGTATGGAACTCTTCGACAGGGTCAATCAGTTCGCCACAATACTCGCACCTGTAGTAGCTCACCCCTTCCTCTTCCTCATCAAACTTATCATAACCAGCAAGCTTATCATGGCACTTTGGACAGAATCCGCCATACGCAACGAGGTCTTCCACATCAGTCTCTGCACCACAATTGTCGCAGGATGCTGTTTCTGTTTCTTGAGGCGTAGGATAATGCTTAGGCCATGCTCCTTCCTCTTCGTTGAACTTCTCTATGTTAGGATAGTTCGTCTGCCCTGGCTTTGGGGCTGGCTGTTGAGGCGTGGCTGGCTGATAGGATGGAATCATTGTCTCTCACCATTTACATAACTCTTAATCCAGTTACAATTAGCACAAAGAACTTGATAACCTTCTGGATAGTTATGACGAATAAGCCATGCAAAAAGAGTGCTTCCATACGGTTTGCCAAGGCTCCTTCTTTCTTTGTTTCCGCCACCGTTTATATGGTCAACTTGGAGAGCACGAATGTCTGTATAAGGTTCCTCATGTTGACTGAAAGGATTAGCGCAAGCCATAGTGCCTTGGGAATAATGGTCTATAACCTTCCTTTTGAACTCTTTCCTTTTTGCCTTGTAGTAATCTGGATTGCCCTTTCCATCTGGAAGGCGTGCTCTTAGACCATATTTACCCAAAGTCCTAACCCTCGAATACGGCTGCATACTACTAATGAGAAGGCTCTCGTAGTATTTAAACGTGGTGTCTAGCCCTGAGCAGAAAAAGAGAGGGAGTAGGCTACGCTAGAACATAGAGGTCTCCCTGCTTCTTCAGAAGTGGCAAGACATCTTCCAGTGCTCCTTTCAGATTGTTCTTGACATAGTTCTTGACTTGCTCTTCCGTTACGGGCTTCCCTACAATCCTGAGCCATGTCTTGAACGCTTCCACCTTCTCTTTGGGAAGGTTTGAAGTTGGCGTTGCAGATGGAAGCGGAGGTGCAGCCTTTGGCGTTGGCTCTGCTTTTGGAGCATCTAGACTGTCTCTTACGTCTGAGATAACTGTCATATCTCGGACAAGGATGATGGGCACCTTATGTTTCACGCCGTCTGTCTTCTGCTCCCTGACTCCTGATACCCGTCCCTTTATGTTGACCACCTTGGCGATATACTTGCTTCCGTCGTCTAGCTTATAGCCAAATGGCGGGAACTCCAAGATGACTTTGGTTGTTGGGTCTCCACCTAGCATCGTCCACTTATGAAGTCTCGTAGCTACTCTCTGTTCGCCGTGACACCTATCGCCGTTGCACACGACTGAAACCCCTTCCTCTACTTCCATCTTCTTATAGCATTGTGGGCAACCAACATAGGATGACGTGCTCACGACCTTCACAAGAAGAACATCTGCACCGTCCACATAGTCTCCTTCTTGCAGGTCGCCAAGACCTTCCCTTGGGTTGAGTTCCTTATACAGTTGCTTGACCACATCTGGATTGGTCGCGTATGCTTTCAGCGCAGGAATCTCCTTAATGATTTCCTCGACGGTTTTACTCATGGCTTACCCCCCGTGTCCACCCTATTTAAAGATTCCGACCTAAGTAACTCGTCTGGTGAACGCAAGAACACCTTCCAATCCAAAGGCTGCGGCTGCCTCTTATAAAGGGCATACATCTTGTCAACGAACCTCTCTGGAAACCTAGAACGCTGCATGATTTCTTCTATGGTCATGGACGGGTCTACAGGGACTTTCCATCTGATAGGGGTTCCTGAGTGCTTGGTCAATGTGATGCGACAGATTCTATCGAGACTGAGGAAGGCTTTCTTATCGTGAAGATACTGGAACCAAGTGCAAAAGACATCATAGAGGCGGTTCCTCTGCTCGTGAAGTTCACCATAGGTTACAGGGTTGATGTAGACCTTCATGTGGAAGCCCTTGCTCCCACTAAAGAACAAATCGATGTTGTTCCAGAACCTGCCGAGAAACACCTTAGATTGGTTCCATATCCCACCAAGAGTGTCGTTCTCCCGCACGTCGATGTCTATAAAGAGTCTGTCTACTATCACGGCTCTCTTCTGAGGCTCTGGCCAATACCTAGAGATAAGAGGCGTGTAGAAAGGGAAGTAGGCATCTTGAACGTTGTTGAGCGTCTCCAAGACATAGTTGTAGTAGTCGGCTCGTGTCTCCACATGATGGCGATACAAACCGACATCGGCTGGAAGCCAGCGCAAGTCCGAGTCCCAATACAGACGTGCAAGCTCAAGATAATCCATATTGGATACTCGCCAAATTCACGGCTTTCAACTGCTCTACATAAGGCTGTGCCTCTTCAATCATCTCGTCCACGAACTTGTTCAGGTCGCCCATGAATAAGATGTCAATCAACGCCAGCCTTGGCAGATTGTCAACCAATGCACAATTCAACGCACCGCCTCGAAGGTGGGGATAGGAATGAGCATAATGCGCCAAAAAGAACGACCTTACCTCAATGGTCTCGCATGAGTCTATCTCCTCGTAGAGACTTCTATCGTAGACTGGTTGGTTGCAGAAGTCCCTTATCTTGGGATGGAGCCAGAACTTCCTTAAGGTCTCTGTAACCCTCTCTTCCAAAGCTCGATAAGCGTCTATCAGCTTTCTATGTTCCACGTCGTCGTATCCTTTGTCCACCAGAGACTTGTAGTTACCATAGGCTAGAACCCCGAACCTACGACCCATCGCGTAAGAGTTACGACATAAGAAAGACAGAATGTCCCGCAGCACGACGATGTTGGTTCCTTGAAGTGCGAGAGGATTGGCCGTCACGACAAACGGACACGCACCAGTTACAAGCAACTCTGCTCCACCACCAGCTACAGTTGCCCTTCCCGATTCCAAGAACCCTAGCAGAAACCCTGCCATGTTCTCTATGGTCTGACTCTCTATCTGGTCTATCGCAAGCGGAAAGTATTGCTCGTGGAACAGACCGTAAGCCTTATCGTCAGTCCACTTAGCCGAGCCTAGTAAGGTGTTTTTCGTCGCCTTGTCGATAAGCTTTCCAACCAACTCGTAGAAGATGCTTTTGCCAGTATTCGGCGGCGTTATCATCAGGGTATGCGGCTGATAACGCATGACGTAACCTCTTGAGATTGAAGCCTTGTTCACCAAGACCAGGCTCTCGTCCTTG